CCAAGTCACGTTCTTGTTATCAAATGCCGGGCATAATCCAGTATCGACTGTGCTGATTACCCGATGGCCCTTGCTAACTAGTTTAGATACTAGGTTGCGAAAGTCGTCGGGGTTAAAGTTTGTAAATTGACCAGACAGCCCTGGCGAATTTATCACGACGACATCGCAATCTGGCGCCATCGGAATAAAGGAATCTAGGGCTGGATAGTCAAACAAGAGGTCATCAACTTTCCGGATCGGATTCTTTACGCACATCCTGCTGGCCAATTCCTCAAACCAACATAGATGAAATTTGGCGAAGTTTAATTTATCGGGGTGACGCTCCCAATATCCGCCTGTATTACGCCAGGAATCAATGCTATCGGCTGGCGCCTCGCTGATTGGTCGAATGCGTAGCCGTAAAGACATATCGCTGCGCAAGGCATCAATCTCCTCAAACTTGCACAGCTCTGGATTGTGATAGTGCGTTACCTCGAGATCTGGATTCTGCAGGCATAGCCGACGTAGAAAGTTTAACTGCACCAAGTTGTCGCCAAAACGCAGTGCGTTGTGGGTATGAATCACGGGTTGCGCTCCTTAAATATCTTTTCGCCTAGCTCGTAGTTCTCCTTGGCGTTGTGGCGTTTAAATTCCGCATCCTGCGCTGCGCCCGTGAAAAGCGGGTTGTTGTGGGTAAAGACGATGTCCTTAGCAGGAATGATGACTCCGTCGTATGCGGCCCTTTTGGAAAATTCGTTATCGCTGAAAATTCCTGAGCATGCGTCATATTCGGCGGCAAACATGGCGCCCTGATCTTGCAGCCGCGCTTTGGTGAGGATTGCCATGCACAGCAGATCGTCTTTGCGGTGGCCGTCGGAAATCGCCAGTACCTTCGGCTTGCTGGTATCGCCAATCCTGTCGGTGATTATCTTGTCCCAATGCAGCGGAGGGTCCCAATCGTCGGAGCCTTGAATGATAATTTCACCACGGGCTACTTCGGCCGCCCTGTTCCAAGCGGCAATACACCCGCCCTTGCCTTTAACGATTCCCCAATTTTTAAGCATGTCGGCTTTAGGGTCGTCATCGTCGACTGAATAGATCCACTCGACTGACGCTGGATCTGCCGCCTTTTTCATCCACAAGATGCGGGCGTTGATGGCTTCTTGTGGGCGGCCTCGGGTGGCGTGACAGACAGTAATCTTTACGGGCTTCTGCGCCCGCCACATATTCTCAATCTTTTCTGCCTCGGCCGTATCGCCCACGGCCTTACATGCCGCAAGATATAGATCGATGCACTCAAAGTCGTACACGGTGCGCTGGGCGTTCCAGATCTTTACGCCCGGATCGGGCTGAACCATGGCCGACTTTAGTAAGTGATAAGCCTGCAACCACGCACCCACGCTCGCCTCCTCCCTGGCTAAATAGTAAATCGCCTCTCTACGCCCAGGGTTCATCTGATGTGCCTTTTGGTACAAGCCGATCCTGACCGTTCGATCCTGCGTAGCCGTGGCCTGATTGCAGGCAGCCTCGTAAGCCAGTGTCGCCTCCTGCCCCGGCCAGACGGCCGCAACGTGCGACCACGGTTCCGATTCAACCCGCCTATTTCCTAAGAAAAGTTCCTGCTGGTAGTAGTACGCATACTTGCCTGCCTCGCTTAACTGGCCCTGCAAAATGCGGAGATTCCGATCGGCGCTGTTTGGCTTATATCCGCCAGGGTGATGCTCTACCCATACGGCCTGCTCGCCCACAGATTCTAGCCCGGCATTAGGCAACAGCGCCTCATGCACAGCATAGTGCCACTTTCCAGACCATACGCCGTCTATACGCCTTACCATCCGTTCCCTTACAGGGGCGAGTTTGGCGTTTAAAACCGCGTATACGCCCGCATAGATGCCGAGCTTGGGATTCTGCTCAAACGCTTCTACGCTCCTTTTAAATGCGTTTTTGAGGTCTTTATGTGGCAAGTCATCGCAATCCACCCAGACCGCATAGTCGCCAGTGCAGGCATCCAGTGCGGTGTTGCGGGCGGCGGCAAAGTTATCGACGTGTGGCCAGCTCGCTCCTGCTGGTGCGTTTTTATATTCAACTATCTTAGCCCCTGACTTTTCAGCGATAGCCCGCGTACCGTCGTCAGGTCGGCCGCCTTGGGCAATGCAGACGACAAGCTCATCGCAGAACGGTTTAAAGGCGGTAAGGCAACGGTCAATAAATTGGGCCTCGTGCCCGGCGATCATGTAGATGGAGATTTTAGGATTTCCAGTGGCCACGGTTAAATCTCTCGCAAACCGAGTACGTAACTGCCGATAGAAGTATCAATCGACGCCACGCGATAGCTGACTGAGTTGGCCAGTAAGATAGATCCGATGGTAGGCGCCGATGAGATGGCGCTCAGATCGATCGTAAATGTGGAGTTTAGATCCAGATCAAAGCCGCCCAGCTCCACGCTTTCTTTGCGGGTGATCGTCGAAATGATGCCAGTGACTGAAGTGGAACCGATAGTGGCGGCCGTGCCAGTTTGATCGTATAGAGCGGCTAAACTTTCTTTAAGCGCTTCTGTAAATTCAGACATGAGAGGATTTCTTAAAGTGGAAAGGGCGGTGAGCCTTTCAGCCCACCGCCCTCCCCGAGTGAATTAGCTACCGTTGATACGAACCAAGCTCGCGGGCTCTCCGGCTTTCACGCCGTAGATCAGAGCGTAGGTGCGTTGCAGCAAGCCTTTTACCACGTCGTAGTTCTCACGAACTTGGACGGATAGGCCAGTGCGGGGTTCCGTTACCACAGAAATCTCTCCGGGTATTGGAACGCCTGTTGGCACCTCAGGAACGCGGGTCGCGATCAACAGGGCTTCCTGCTGGGCGAAGAATCCGCCGAGCGTGATGCTGTTTCCGGGGACTGCGCTGTACTGGTTGATGTTGAATCCAGCAACGTTTCCGATCCCAGCCGTGCGAACAAGGTCGCCGGTGATTTGAGGATTGGCCACGACGGTCGTATCATTCAAGAGTGCGCCGTAGAAGCTGGGGTTAAGAACAGCGTACCGGCCGTTGACTGGCACGTTGCTGTTGTTGAGGGTGATTCCGGCCGACACTACCGAGCGGTAGGAGAAGGCGCTGGAAGCAACCGTCAATGCGCTGGTGAAGGTGGAGGAAGTCACGAGAGCGAGCAAATCCCCAACCATTTGCAACCCGAGGGCGTGCGCGGCTGCGCCGGCGAAACGCTCGATCAGGTTGATGTTGGAGCTGGTGCGCTCTTGATCGTCGACAGAATAACTTACATGTTTGAATTTATTTAAAGTTATCTGCACATCCGTCTGGGTTGTCGCAGTCGCTACGTAGCCGTTCGCCTGCGAGTAGTCCTGGGCGGTCGTCGCAGAGATACGGTGGGTAAAGACTGACGCGTTGTATTTAGCTGCTTCGCTGCTGAAATCCGTTACAGAGTTTCTCAGGAAGCTGTAATCTGCCACGAGGATTTCAAGAGCCCTCTGTGCGATTACATTCGCATTCGTTGTTCCGATTGAGTTAGGCATGGTGGTGTCTCCTAGTGGACTGGATTACAGTCCGAGTTTGCGGAGCAGTTCCGACCGACGGGCCGGATTCTTTTCCGCGTTGAATTGATTTAGGATTTCTGCCCGGCCGATCGGTTGGCTCGATTCAGCGGGAACCGCCACTGCGCCAGCAGCGTCGGCCTTGGCTTTTTCCAAAGTGGTCACGGCCTTTTCGTCGGCCTTTTCTTCAACCTTTGCGCTCATCTCTTTTTTCGTCATATCTTCAGATGGCATCTCAGGCGCTTCGACAACGTCAGAAGCTGCGTCGGCTTTCATCAGTGCAAGGACTTCTGTAAGCATTGCAGCGATGTCGATCAAAGTAGGTTCGGCCATTTTCTCCTTAGGCTTGTCGGCAGGCATTTCAGCCAGTTCGGCTTTAGGTGCTTCAACAAGGGCGGGAGTTTCAACGGCAGGAGCTTCAGGTGCGGGAGTTGCCACAACGGCTGGCTCGCTGAGCTCTTTTTTGACTTCGACAGGTGCTTCGTTCATTTGAAGCTTCTTCATGTCAACTGCTGTGAATGCAGAAAACATGCCTGCGGGATTTGCAGCAGGGGTGCTTACTACGCTGATGTCGTAGATCTCGCTTACCCTGGCGAAACGATCGCCTGCAATTTGTTCGGGCACTCCGCTAAAAGTAAGAGAGAGGCCAAATCCTTCGGGTAATACGTTGGCTAAATGCTGAACGAACTGCGCCTCGTTAGTGTTAAACAATGTTAAATCACCCATTAGGCGATCGCCTTCAATCTTAAATCCGTCGATATAACCCAAGATTCCAGAGACTTCCGCACCGTGACCCATGGTCACCTTGATGCGCTTCATGGACAACGCCACGGCCAGCGCTTGCTCGAGTGAAGTTTGATCGATCAGCAGGTTGTGCCCCTTGGCCTCGCCTACCGTTAAGATGGATACGTTAGAAAGTTTGTTGGCCATGCTGGCCAACAGGTGTCAAATCAGTTCCGGCTAAAGATGGGTCTTTGAGAAACTGGGTTTTCTGGTTCTGGAAAGATTGGGTTGTAGACGGGTTGGCCAGGTTCGGGCGGAGTGTGCATGTCGTGAATTGCCTTGTTAATCGCATAAGCC